GAAATTGACCCAGACCGGGTAGATAAACCCATGATGGTACCCCGTTCGGTATATCAGGATATTATCGACCTTTACCTCGATGAAGAGGACTGGGGAGATATGACCGACCCAGTAGAGGGATACGATATCAAAATCACCCGTACTGGTACCGGTAAGAATGATACCAGTTATTCGGTATCACCATGCCAGAAAACCAAGCTGGACAAGAAGTATCGGGGAGAGGTAGACCTGGAGAAAGCAATCCGGGCAAATATCCTTTCCTACGACGAACTCGAGGAGAAGCTGGCTTCATTCCTCAATGAGGGGGATGATGACGATGAGGATGAAAGACCACGTAAGAAGTCCTCTTCCAAAAGCAAGCTAGAGGACAAGAAAAAGAAAAAGGGAAAGAAATATAAGAGTGATATCTAAGATTTTCTAGATATATACCTAAAGTAGGAGTGGGGTATAGTTTATATCCCACTCTTTTCATATTATAAATTACAAGTATGGCAAGAAAACCTAAAGCTACCCGAAAATCGGGAGGCAAAAAGTTTAAGATACCAACACAGAATGAGATACTCAAAAAATATGGGTCATCTCTCCAGTTCAAGGCCAGTACTATAAATCACCATGGACTATGGATTCCATCCACATTCTTTGCTCTCAATTATCAAATGGGTGGTGGTGTACCATTCGGGAAGATAATTGAAATCATGGGAGAAGAATCCTCAGGTAAGTCCCTGATAGCTTACAACTTTGCTTATGCTGCACAACAACTCGGTGGTCATGTAATATGGGTGGATGCAGAACAAGCCTGGATGAATTCATGGGCAGAGGAAAATGGTCTGGACCCCGAACGAGTAACAGTACTGAATGATACCAGAATAGAAACTATTTCAGATGCTATTGCTGATTTAGCCATATACTGGAGGTCAAAGTTAACTAACAATGAGCCTATCATAGTTGTGATAGACTCAATAGCAGCTCTGGATTCTATAGAAGCCATTGATGCAAAGATGGCGGATAGCAAGGCCGAGATGGGAAACCGGGCAAAGCAAATCTACAAGATGTTCCGAATAAGGAACGAATTGTTCTATCGACTCGGAGTAACCATGGTATGTATCAATCAGTTGCGCAGTAAACTGGGCGCAGGTTTTGGTCAAGATACCAGTACAACTCCCGGCGGAGCAGCACTCAAGTTCTATGCTTCAATCCGGTTAGCTTTCTATTCCGGTAAGACTCTCAAGATTAAGTATAAGGGCAAGGAAAGACGAGCAGGTAAATATGTAACTGTTCAGATGAAAAAGAATAAGGTATCTCCTCCTCGGGAAACTATATCCAAAGCCCCTATATACTTCAATCCAAAATACCATGAAGTTGGCTTCGACCGATACTTCTGGTTAGAGGAATCTCTGGAGGATGCGGGAGTGATAGAGAAGCTCGGTGGTGGAACATACATGTTTGAAGGAAAGAAACTCTGTCGAGGTGAAGAGGCTTTCCACGGGTTAATCGAGGAAGATGGTGAGTTAAGGAAAAAGCTGTTAAAGGCTGCCGGAATAAATACCATAGGAACCACTAAGCGAAAGCTCAAGAAGATTACACGAAACATGTTCCCTGTTGATGCAGACTTAGACTATGAATCTCAAATAGAATATGAAGAATACATCCCGGACGAGGGGTAGAAAACCGAGGATGCTTATGGTAGTGGATGGGAGTAACCTTGCTCACCGTTCATACCATAAGTTTAAGAATCTTAAAGCCAATAACGGAGCTGGTACCGGGTTGGTGTACGGGTTCTTAAGAATCCTCGGTTCATACTTAACTCGGTTTAAACCAAGCCATGTAGTAATTACATTCGATACTCATGAGAGCAAAGAGTCTAATTTCCGTAATGGTCTACTCGAGGGTTACAAAGCACACAGGAGTAAGATAAGTATGGATTACGAGGACTTCAATAAACAATTATCATTGTTGAGAAGGATTCTAAGGTTACTCGGAGTTCAGATGATTATCGATAGAAAAGGCTTGGGATATGAATCTGATGACTACATTGCTTGGTTGGCAATAAACCATCCAGGTAAATCTCTCATAATATCCTCTGACAAAGACTTCTGTCAATTACTCGACAAAAGAGTCAAGATATTCAATCCTAACAAAGATACCCTAATCCTTAGTCAAACCTGTAAGGATATAATGGGTTACTCTGCTGAGGAATGCGTTGACTACCTAATACTTAATGGAGATAAATCGGATGATATACCCGGTTATTATGGTATGGGAGAAGTGAAGACTAAAGCTTTCCTGAAACAATATGGGAGCATAGCAGACTTCATAGATGCAAAAGGAGCAGAATTCAAGGGCATTGAAAGGGACCAGCTAGAAGAATTATACAAGAAGAACAAGTCTCTTATAGACTTGAGAACCGCATTAACTCTTCATCCTATCAAGAAAGTCCCTTGGGTAAAAGGATGTACTAATAATATAAGGAAAGACAGGTTATTCATGGTACTTGACAAGTTTAACTTAAGGTCTTTCAAGATACCCGATTTTTTGGAACCTTTCAAAAAACTACAACATTATGTACAACGGTAGGAAATATCAAATTATGTTCACCGGTGTTTCTGGGGTTGGAAAAACAACCATTGCCAAGGAAGTAGCGGATATGTTAAAGATACCTTTCATATCCGGGTCATATTCGGACTTGGTACCTGAAACAAGAGACATGCCTCATGCTGATATGATTCAGCAAGATGCCAGTACAGTATTTGCTCAGGATATGCAAGTACTTAATCTGCGTAACAAAGCTTTCAGGGGAGAAGATAGCTTTGTAACTGACCGGTCATACTTTGATTCGGCAGCATACTTCATCAACAAACTTTCTCACAGGATAGCCGAATGCGACTTAGACCATGCAGTAGACTTATGTCGTATGTTACTGGGTCAACAGTGTACTCACCTAATTTTCATACCTTTCTCAGCAAACTTCTTCAATGAGTGGGTAACAGAAGATAATGGTAAACGAGTATTGTCAAAGTACTATCAATTCCAGGTATCACAAGTAATGTATGGTATACTTGATCTGTGGGGGTATAAACCTGATTCAAAGATTGTACAGTATATAAATGATATACCGAATACGGGTACTTTGGATATTATGGGTTACAAGGTAAAGGTTCTCATTTTGGATGAAATGAACTACGAAAAGAGAAAACACCTAATAAAGAAATTTCTTAACCTATGAAGGTAATAGGTATAGCATTTTCTGATTTGCACTTAGGGGAATATTCTAAGTTCAATGAAGATAACAAGAGGACCCTGAATCATATAAGGGTCCTCTATTTGATTAAGGACTTATGTATCAAGTATAAATGTCCGGCATTCTTTTGCGGAGATTTTATGCACCGTCCAGAATATATAAGTACTTCGCTTGATGAAATTATAATCGAACATTTCGAAGAGTTAAATAGGTGTGAGGAATTTAACATATATGGTATATCCGGGAACCATGATATGCAGAAAAGTAATTCAATAACCAGTAAATCTCCCTCACACTGGGCAAATCTATGCTGTAGATATTCATTCTTACATAATCTGGACTTTTCTTACCATGAGTTTGATAAGTTCAGAGTAGTAGGTATTCCTTACTTAGACCACAACAAAGGATTAGATGGCCTAATAAAAGCCGAGATGAAAGAAGCAATGATAAAGCCAACAATTTTGTTATTACATACTGACTATCCCGGAGCTAAAGATACAGACAATACTGAAGTTGGAACTGTAGAAAATTTGAATGTGAATCTACTCTCTAAGTTCAAATTAGTATTGATAGGTCACATTCATAAACCTCAAAGGCTGGGTAAAAAGGTATACATGGTAGGAGCTCCCTTACAACAGAGGAGAACAGATCGTAATTGTAAACTTGGATATTGGAAGATATATGAAGACTTATCAATGGAATTCAAGCCATTCAAAGGCTTTCCTAAATTTGTGGATGTATCATCAGAAGATGAAATTAAGGATGACGGGAATTATTATACTGTCATTGCTAGCAAGTCTCGGATTGTGGCGGTGGAAGATACCCCGCAAATAACTCGGGAACTTACTAAGAAAACAATGGTAAGGAGATATATGAGGGCAAAAGGTATAAAAGACCAAAATAAAAAGGCCACATTATTAAAAGTAATTAAGGAGGCAGAATGATACAGTTTGGCAATATTATAATCGATGGCTTCTGTTCAATATCCCATTTGGAATTAAACCTAAGTTCAAAGGGAATAACCGTAATTCGAGGAGCTACAGGAGAAGGTAAGACTACCATCTTATCCGCTTTAGTTTGGGGTGCTTATGGTAAGAATCTAAAAGGTAAATCAGATGTGAATACCTGGGAGAAATACAGACCAAAGTCTTATCAAGGAACCAAGGTAGAATTATACTTCGGTAAGAATGGTAGGACTCATAAGATAACCAGATGTCTTAAATATAAGGGTGAAGTAAATGGAGCCAAGGGCAAAGATAGACTTATCTATGAGATAGATGCTGTTGAAGTACAAGAGAAAAGTAAGGGGGAGATACAGGCGCTTATAATCGCTGATTTGGGTATGTCGTATAGCCTTTTTATGAACTCAGTACTTTTCGGTCAAGGCATGAAAAGACTGATACAGGAATCTTCCTCTGACAAGAAAGAACTGTTTGAGGAGATTTTTGAGTTAGAATATATATCTAAAGCTAGAGATATTGCTAAGGGCTACTATACAGAAGCCATGAAGGAGTATCAAGACATCTCTCAAAGATATCGAACCTTAGAAGGTAAGAAGCAGTCCATTCAAAGAATGGTTGATGACTTAAAGAAGCAAGCCAGTACGGTAAAAGACGACATATCTTCAAAGGTTAAGGTTCTCGAGAAGAGATTATCACTGCTAGCTAAGGCAAAAAAGTCAAGTGAGCTTAAGGAGACAGTAACTCAGAAAAACAGAATTGAACAGAAGCTATCAGAGGCAAAGGAAAATCAAAGGGATATTCTCAATAAGATAAATGATGCCAGGAAGAAAACTAAGGTATCTCTAGAAGAGTTTATTGAGGGAATAATAAAGTTATTGAAGAGGGGTGATATTAAGAACTCTTTGAAACGCTTAATTGAGGTAAAGAAAGCTTTTGGAGATATTGAAAGGTTACAGGGTAAATATTCCAGGGTATCTGATAGAATATCTGATTATAGGGATGAACTGGAAGAACTTAGGGATAAGGAATACGAAGTAAAGAAGATACAAAGAGAGATAGAACAAGTAGAATCTGAAATCAAAAGGCTATCTTCAGAAAAGCTGGTAGGAGTAAATAATGGGTTAATAACTAAATATAAAGCACAGCTTTCAACCTTAACCAAGAAATTATCAACTGTAGAAGAAAGAATGAAAAGTCAGAAGGAAAAGGTTGATAATTACAAATGGGTAATGGATGACCCTCTGGGGAATAGGGGTATAAAAGCATTCCTATTTGAGAGTTCAATGGATATTCTGAATGAAACACTTGAATCATACTCTGATGTACTTGGATTCAGTATCTTATTCTATGTAGATATACAGGGAGTTAAGAAGGATTTCAATACTCAGATAATTATGGATGGTATAGAAGTATCATACGAGGAACTCAGCGGCGGCCAAAAACAATTATGTAATTTAGCTATGGCATTTGCAATGAATGAAGTGATGACCAAAGCTAAGGGGTTAAACATAGCTTTCTTGGACGAGGTATTTGAAAACCTTAGTTCAGAATACGTAGAATTAGTTATAGGGTTAATTCGCAAGATATATAAGGATAAAACCCTATACCTTATATCCCACCAGGAATCATTACCAATTCCTAATGCCAGGGTGCTTACTGTGACCAGAGAAAGAGGCCTTTCACAATACCACTAATGACTATTGGTATTAAACACTATCAGAACATGAGAAAGAACAGTCGAAACAAAGGAAGCAGGTTCGAGCGTACTATAGCAAAGGCCTGGGAATCCTGGACAGGATATAAATTTTCTAGAACCCCAGGTTCAGGAGGATGGGCAAAGGCTAAGGATGCTATGGGAGATTTGGTATGTACTGATGAGAAACACTCACGTCGCTTCCCATTCTCAATCGAATGTAAAAACTATCAGGATATTAAGTTCGAACATATACTACTAGGACTAAAGAGCTGCAAAATTATATCCTTTTGGGAACAGGCTACAAAGGATGCTAAACGTGCAGGAAAAATACCCATACTTATCATGCGGTATAATTCTATGCCAAAAGGTGAAGCTTTCTTTATTGTGGAAGCTGGGGAAATAGATTCGTTCCTTATGAACAATTGCTCAGAACTTTCCCGAATGGAGATAAAAACCCTGAAAGTACATTTAGCTGTGTACATGTTCAAAGAGATACAACGATTGGTAACATATTCTGACGTATTCAAATACGCTCGTAAATTGAACAAGTAATATGAAGACCCCCTATATATACTGTATATTCAGGCTTGACAGGAAATTCTACAAGAGAATCAACTCGGATTTGAAATGCAGGGGGTACAAACATGTGAAAGCCATAGTACCAACTATAAGTGTACTTAAGAAGTCACGAAAAGGTAATAATGAGTACGAAGATGTACCATTACTGTTCAATTACGGATTCATAAAGATGAAGTCTGAAAAAGCCTTTGACAGATATTACCTAAACAAACTAAAGAAAGATATCCCAGGCATAATATCATTCATGAAGTCTTTGGATTACAGACCCAAAAGAAAGAGGTTGAGAGTAGATAATGCCGAAGACTTTGATGATTATTCCGTAGTAGCCACTATAACTAAGGAAGAGGTAAAAAAGTATCGTAGAATGTCTCGAGCAAATAAGATATTCTCGGTAAATGATATTACAAGAGTTGGTATTGGGGATTATGTTGTATTGAGGGGATATCCATTTGAGGGAATACCAGCCATTATACTTGAAAGTAATCTTACTACAAAGACGATGCTGGTAAAGCTATACCCTGAAATGGATGGCAGTTTAGAGATAGAAGTACCAATGGAAAATGTACTATATTCAGCTTATCATGAATCGGATGAATATAAAATGTACTCAGCTGATTATGAGGTAGATTTATCTCAAATTCCCGATGGTAGTACCGAAGAGATTCTAATGAACAAACAATACTAACATGGAACGACATCAAGAATTGGCTTGGGATTGTTTGACCGAGCAAGAGAGGGCCAGCCTTATGTTTATACAAGGCAAAGGCCTATCAACTTGGGAAGCTGGAGAAATTCTCAAGATGTCTCACTACAAGTATTTAGAACTAAAGGCCAGAGCTGAAAAGTTCTTCAAATTATTCTCCGATTACTTTGAACTACACCCTTCACTAGTAAATCCTCAATCTCCCATAGAGCCAAGGTTTAGGGATTATTTATTCGGGGCTATAGTTAAAAGGCTACCTAAAGAAGAAGCTAAAATACATTCAGGAGATTCTTCATGGTTATTGACTTCTATAACCAATCCACGTATAATAAAGAATATGAAAAGGCTGAAGGAATCAGAGAATAAATGGGACAAAGACCTTTATGCTCTGATTCTTGAGTTTGATAGGTGGAATAACTATAGGATAATGCCCAGGATATTGCAAGCTCCAACTGCATACAAGAGAAGGTCTACCAAAAAAGACAAGGTATATTTATCTTACTTACATCGAATACCTGACTTCAAGATAAGGCAGTTGATAACCGAATACTGGAAAAATGGACCCTCAAGTAGAAGGTATTTTACAGCTATTGTATCTGAAGAGCTTTTTCCTGAAGAAGGATATGGAGTAATGCCAATCAAACGTGAGGATGATATAATCAAAGCTATAACCGATTTAAGGATATACATCTTTGAGAGCCAAACTATTGCAGACACATTTGGATTATTGGCAACTCAATACTTTGAAAAAACTGTAGATAGTAAAGGAGGCTTGAAGTTTTGGAAGGAGTACAGGGAGGTTATCCAGAAAGCTATTAATTACAAATCAATAAATAACATGGACTTTACCTGTGAAACTCTAGATACAGCCTATAAACTACGCAGGAAAAGAACTCTGAAATCAAACTCTTAGAATTTTTATTCAATTATTTTGCAACTTCGAGAAATTTGATTATATTTGCATTAGGAAATAAGAAATAAAATTTTATACTTATACAGATATGCGCAAAAGTAAGAAAAAAGACAAAAGACCGTTAAAGCTAAACAGGGAAAAGCTTAAGGTCATGGGAAGTGGGTTAGAGAATATGACCTACAAGGACATGAAGAGAAGAGCAGTTGCTCTTGGTATGCCATTCCCAGATGCTTGTTCAGCTGATTACAATGGACTGGCATCATGGATTCATCATTCGGATAATAAGCCGGATAATGCTCTCATCGATGAATACGATAAGTGGATGGACCAGCAATTAGAACTTGCTGGATATCCTAAAGATGACCCGATGAGGAATTATCAACTCAATCTGGGATTCATCGGTGAGGATGCAGTCACCAAACAGAAGAAGACCAAAAGGGTAAAGGGGTTGGAGAAACCTAAAAAACCTAAGAAAGAAAAAGATGATAATGGTCTTTGGAAAGGAACTAAGAAATCCTATGTATTCGAATTAACTTACAAAGGATTGTCAATTGATAGAATTACCAGGAGAGTGCAAAAGAGATTTCCAGATGCCAAGGAGAAATCTATTCAGCAATGGTATCGGGCAGCACTTCGTAAACAAAAGAAGGAGTAGAGATATATGCCACGAGTCTATAGGTTTAAGAATGCAGATGACTTCGAGGAATCATGTTACAGATTGGGAATACCATGGGTACCTCCTCAGATTATAAAATTAAGCCGAAGAAGAAAACAAGAGTGGCAAAGGAAAGTACTCTGTGGAAAAATCAAGGTTCATAAGTATAGGGAAAGGAATAAACGCTTTCTAGATAGATACCGGGAATGCTTAAAAGAAGCTACCAGGATTAACGGAGTAGTAGATCCGGATTCTCTACCTCCCGATGTAAGAGCATACTTCTTGGAAAAGAGGAGGAGAAAAGAATATTACCAAAGGTTCCGAAAAGTTATCAAAGAAATGGATATCAAGATATATCTTCATAAGTGGTATCCTTGGTCTTATAACTATAAAGGAGAACCAGCAGTAGTATTACAGGGATTCTATTCATTGAAAGCAGCCAGAAAAAGGTTTTTAACTTACTATGGCCGAGAGAATCTAAAATCAGTACACTGGATAAAGGGGAAAACAGCTTTAGAGAAGAAGTTTGTTATAGGTCAATCTCTACTAATTGGTGGGAAAAGAAAGAAGCCGATATCTAAGGTATTATTAACTGAAGCCTATAGAAATTCAAAGGACTCGGCTAAAAGGGAATTAGGGAAAAGATTAGCTCGCAAAAAGAGACTCAGTTCTCAAAATAAAGAAAAGTACTTTTTGAACTTGGTAGATAAGTTTAATTATGGAGCAAAAGAATATAGAACTGTTCTCAAGCCTATTCCGGAAAAGCTTGTTAAGCTATCGAAGGCTAAAGAGATTGAGTCCAAGAGAAAGAAGGCTCTTTACGAAGAAGAATAACTTAACCTGGGCTCAAATTAAAGTAGCTCTTGCATATAGAGCTATAACTAAACGTTCTGCTATTAGTTCCATAAGATGGACTAAAAGACACTGGGAAGAATATCAAGAAGCAGTATTGAAAAGGCTTGGTGGTATACCTATGGTAAGAAAAAGATCAAAAGATAAGTTTATTCTCAAAGAACTATTATCACAGGGATTTGTTCCAAGATCTGAGTTCCCTATGAAAATGAAATCTGGATGGTATGCTTACTTGGTAACTAACCAACCAGTATGTGGAGATTATTATATTTATCCCGAACATTTTGCTCATGATTGCAGGGCAATGAAAAAAGGCTACAGAGATATTCATACTGCTTTGAATTCTGGGATAGGACCAGAAGGATATGTAAGAATCTATTATACTGCATACAAAAATGGAATAGCGAAATGACCATAGTAACTAAGAGGGAGCCAGAAAATCCCTGGGATGGAGTAAAACTTATAGTGGGAGTCAAAAGGTATTACACCAAAAATGACAATGCGGTGGACGATACCTATTATCAGGAGGGTGAACCTTTTGAAGTAAAAAACCAGAATGAGTTCACTCAGAAAGTAGAAGCTATCAGGGATAAAAACGTATTCTTGAAAGCTATGGCAGTCCAAGAAAACAGAGAGATATATACTCAAAAGTTTATCACGAAACTATAATCATTCAAACATTTTCAAACACCTTTAATTAATTTAGTTATGGCAAAGAAAAAAGCTGCAGCAAAAGAGGTAGAACGTAAGGTTCTTTCTAACGGGGTAATTCTCATCAAATACGATGACGGCTCCTATGCACTCCTGACTCCCATTTCGGCAGAAGATGCCGAGGAAATTTTCGGCGGGGAATCTGAGGATTCTGACGATGAAGATGAAGATGAGGACGAAGAAGACGAGGAGGATGAAGACTCCGACGAAGACGACGAAGATTCCGATGAGGAAGACGAGGACGATGAGTCTGAAGATGACGAAGATTCGGATGACGACGAAGACGAAGACGAAGACAGCGAGGAGGATGAAGATGAGGATGACGAAGTGACACCGGAGGACCTGGCCGGCATGGACTTCGAAGCTCTCGAAGACCTCTGCGACGACAAGGAACTCGAAACTGACCCCGACGAATTCGATGAGGAGGACGTGGAGAAACTCCGCAAGGCGGTTGCCAAGGAGCTGGGCATCACTCTGCCCAAGGCAAAGGCCGCTTCCAGTAAGGACACCAAGAAAAAGAAAAAGTAAGGGTCCTTCCGACTATAACCAAATCCAAGGGAGCTTCAGGTAATAATCCAGAACTAACTCCATAGGCAAGGGTAATAAGCCTGGAGTTCCCTTATCAAAGAAACCATCTAATTCAATATAACATGGCAACTAAGAAAAAGGCAGCAGAAGCAAAGGCTGCAAAAGAGGAAACGAAAAAGGGCGGTAAGAAAGAACTTACTGCAGAAGAGAAGAAGGCCAAACGAGAGGCCATGAAAGAGCGACTCAAGAATCGGGCACCTGGTCAGCGACCGAACAGCAAACAGTGCGACATCATCGACCTGGGCGGTGGAAACGTTGCAAAAACTTTCGCTATGAACGTCCGGAAATACGGAGTTCTCATCACCTCAGTCGTAACCGACAAGGACGGCAAAGTGATTGCCGTCTCGAATACTACCATTCCGGGGGTATCCGTCAAGTCCAAGAAAGAGCACGGCACGCTGGTCCCCAAGGTACCAGGCATGGGCAAGAAAGGGAAAGCAGCCGAAGCCGAGGATGACGAGGAGGATGAAGACGAAGAGGAATAGGTCCTAAGCACATATTCCCACGTACATCAACACTTGAGTCATACAGGGGAGGCCATCCAAAGGTTTAAGGGTGGGCCTCCCCACTTTGTATAGGTATATGCAAGACGATGATAGCATTATATATCTGGCATTATGTAATCAGCTGCAATCATATCAGCTGTTGCTAGAGGAAGAAAAAGATATATCTGAAGAAAATAGAATGATGACAGAATATATTATCTCTAGAACAGAGGAATTGATTGATAAGTATGCCAAGAAAATAGGAAATGACACTACTATTCAAAGGCCTCAATGGGACAATTTAACTCCTCAGTCAAAGGGTTGATATATCGGATTAAAGAACTAACCAAAATGGTTCAAGATATAGATACAAGGTTATCTATGCCTGGACTGTCTATTGGTAAAAGGCAAGCTCTGATCAAAGATAAGACCCTGAAAATAGGTAAGGTAAAATCTTTAGCGAAGCGCATAGAAGATTTGGCCAATGGAAACATTTTAACCATAACTTTTGAAAACAAAGATTCTGGTGAAAGGTACAGAATTGTATACACGAATATCTCTCAGGAGGATGCAGTTGCCCATCTCAAATTGATGGCAAATCTCCAAGGGATGGAAATAATCATCTCAGAGATAAAGGAAGTACAGACCAAAAACTCCCTGACCAAACTATAAACATGCAAAGGTAGTTCAAACTAGTTTTTATTTAATCAACTCAACACAATGGCAAAAGACATCAGCAAGAAAGACCTGGCCGCAAAGAAGGCACGCCGGGCTCAGAAGGAAATGCTGGCCTACATGGAAGAGAATGATCTCGACCCCAAGAAAGATTGGACAGGCCATAAGAAGCATGGAAAGAAAATCCAGGCTTGGATAGACATCATCAACCTTGGGAATAAAAAGGCCAGGGCAGCTACAGAGGAAAAGGCTGCTGAAAAGGCTAAGAAGAATCAGAAGCCTGAAGCCCATCCCAAGAAGGAGAAGGTCACCAGCACTCCCAATGCCTATGACTACCCGACGGTAGACGGCAAGGAAATGACTTCTGATCAGAAGAAGAAGTACCGCCAGAAGATGCGTACTCTCCTGAAGACAATGTCAAAGGATAAGGCCGAGGCAGAGGCCAAGAAGTATGCTGAAGAGCTGGCTTCAGGTGCTCAGGCGACGGCTCCTAAGAAAGAGAAGAAGGCCCAGAAAGAAGAGCCGACCAAGGAAAAGAAGGCCGACAAACCTTCGAAAGAAGGCAAGGACAAGAAGAAGAAAAAGAAGGCAAAGAAAGAGGAAGATTAACCCGATAGGCAATCGTTTATGAAACCTCTTTACCCCGAATCTCCATCCAGGTTCGGGGTTCTTTGTTGAACTAGCCAATACAACACCACTGAATTTAATTTGCATATTATAATAATAAGCATTATATTTGCATAACGAAATATTATAAAGGAATGAAAATTAACCGAGGCTGTATCAAACTGAAATTGCAAAGGCGATTATCTGCCCAGGAAATATGGAATCAGATTATGGATGTGCATATTCAGGCGCTGGAATCCCTTTTAGAGGATAAAAGTTTAGACAAATGGAAAATTATATTTCCATGCTATGGGACTTCTCTAGAAGCGGTGGAATCTATGGCAAAAGAATACATATATGCCTTTCAAAGGGTTCAGGAAGATACCTTCAACAATAGGTATGAAGATATTGAAAACATGCTGGTAAATGGGTTAAATCAAAGATGGTTTAACACTATAATGAGTACACTCTATATGATGGAAGAGGACTTAATGGAAATGAGTTCTGATTCTGTCTTCACACTCTGGGATATTTTCTTTACCTGCCAAGCACTTAGGAAAGAAAATAATGTGGTAGCTATGGGCCTTAACAATTTTGAGCTTAAAAGACAGTAACTATGATGGAAACTTTTCACATTACTGATTCATCTCGGATTAAAAAAGTAGTATTCTATGATAACAGAGATGTAATCATTACGTTCAAGGGAGAAAAAATATACCGGTATACTTCCTTGTCAGAGTTCGACTTCAGGATGTTCAAAGAGGATATCCAAAATGGAGAATCAGTAGGTAAATCATTCGAAAAGAGAATCCGGAATAAGTATGCCGGAAAAAGATTATGAAAAGATATTACACTTCAGACGGAGAACCCGATGAAGCTAAAACCATTTGGGAAGCTGCAAAGAAGATGATAATAGGAGTATCAGCTTTCTGCGTAGTCTGCATGTTGTGGGATGCTAAAACAGTACCCCCTACTCCTGATGCTACTACACATTGGAAAAATTGGGACGGGTCAAGACATTTATCAGAGGTAAAGAGCTACGATTACTCAAACGGTATTATTCATTATAGAGATGAATATACTGGAGACAAGCCCAGGGAGTTAAAACTTCACGGGTCTTCTGGCAGCCATGGTTCTGGAATAACTCTGCAAGTATCCGGAGCATCAGTCCATTTGGATATGGATGTAGAAGAATTACTGGACCAGTTAACTGAGGATGCGGACTTCTACGAATACTTTGAAAGAAACATGGATTGATATGGCAGGGATAGTAAGATTCAAAGTAAACAAATACGTTCACGGTACCAGAAGTAAAAATGTATTCGACTTCAAACCAAAAGCTCAGATTCTATTCGAGGGGGAACGTATTGGTCACATAATAGACCGAGAGGTTTATTTCTACATAAGGGTAAAACATGTGCAGGGAGAACCTGAATGTATGGAATGTCTCAATTATACTCCGGAATTATGGAATACCTTTAGTACTCATCAGGAGGCAAAGGATGTAGTAATAAAACAAGCAGAGTCAATATGGAAAACTCTGGACATATATCATAGACTTAAAAACGTTCAACCAACCTACGGATTATGGGAAAAGAAGTAAAGCAAACAAACAGCTGGGTATGGAAGAAAGTATTGGGTATGACTATCCTCGGATGGATAAATATCCTGATACTGCAATGGTTATTTATCAGGTTGTCATATCATTGGGTATATTTGGACCCCGAAAAAGATGAAGAAGCTAAAGCTAGAATATATTTATTTTGGGATAATGAGAAAAATCAGTTTGTTGCAAAAACTTTCTACTACTATGCCATTATCGGGTGTATTTTACCTCTAACTGGGTGGTGGGGAGACTATGTAATGCCGTTCAAATTCAAATGCCGTTTAACCAAAGTAAGGGAGTACTTTGAATAATTTTTAGAGTATGAGCACTGTAGAGTTTAAGGCTGCATGTGTAGCACATCGCAAATGTTGTCCATATAAAGCCACTGGTATGACTAAATGCGGGGCCAATGAGAATCTTACACCAGATGGCAAATGTTCTATTAAGGATTGCCATTACATGACCTCGTTCAAAAAGATACTCAAAAAATTATCCGAGAAATGAAGTCTGTAAGAGTATCAACTATAGAGGAAATCAAAGATAGGCTTATGGACCCTGATGCTGTAGTGGAAAAAGCCATTGAAGAAAGTAGTGGGTACAAGTGGGCACCAGATATATCCATACATTACTTTAGCCAATACCGTAAACGAACCTCTAAAGAATTTAGAAAATAATTTGCAGGGATTAATATTTATATCTATATTTGCATAAACAATAAAAGGGAAAAGCCACAAGAGGTTAACACACTAGAAGCCAAGAACACAACCTCAAAGAAAATGATAAAAATATTTGCATATATAGAAAAGTTCTTCTATATTTGCATTAGGAAATAAGAAATAAAAAGAACTTTTTAATTTAATGTCAAACTTTTAACATTGTAAGCCATGAAAAAGAACAAGAACAACAAGGCTCAGAAACTGGAAAAGACTAATCTGGTCGAAGGCATCAACACTCTAATCGAGGAGAAGGCCGAAAAGGTGGAGAAATCCAAGAAAGCTCTGAAGAAGGGCGAAGAAGAAACAACGGCACAGGTAGCCGAAGAAAAGAAAAAGAAGAAATCCAAGAAGGACAAACTCGTCGCAAAAGCCCAGAAGAAGGTAGAAGCTAACCTCGTAGAGGAGGTGGTAACAAAAAGGGAGGTCAAGTACATCTACCCCGCCGACTGCGAGGACACTCTTTCCAGGAAGAAGTTCCGACAGCAGGTCCGAAACAAAATTCATCAGCTGGAGCTGGCCATGCTCCGAATCGAGAATCAGGATTCGAAAGAGTTCAAGAAGGCCAAGAAAGAATACCTGGAATACAAGAACCAATTCGTCAAAGAATCCGTTGCAATCTAATCTTTCATAGTAGGAGAGGGGTACAGGGCTAAGGCTCTGTCCCCTTAGTATAATCACCTTTTAACGATATGAAAGATTATGGTTGTTGGCTTACCAGAGAAAGCAATTCAGAAAGTAGATAAAGAATTGCTAGAATTACACAAAGAAGTTCTTAAGTCATATCTAACGCAACGGAATCTTAAGCACAAGTACCAGAAGAAATTCTTTAGAATATATGATTATTACATTTCGGAGGGGAATATAAGAAGATTCTTCTTCCGTCCTGCTAAGCTATTCGTATATGCTTTAGTGACTGACCGATTGGATGACATCGAAGACTATGTACCATTAAAAGATAAGCACCATGTTTCCCGAAAGAGTAAAAAGCGTAACGCTTGATAAATCCAAAATAACCTACTACCTTCAATCTCAGGAAGGGGTACAATCCCAAGAAGAATACCCTATTAATCCTGAATTATATCAGGTAGAGGACTTGGCATTCGATTGCGGAATAAGGTCAAATCAGTATATCCCTGATTATGCCATAAAAGGGTATTTTAAGGTAGATGAAAATATGTTGCATCCTGTATTCATCGAGAATACTAATGGGCCTCACTTATTATATATTTCGGGAATGCCCAGAAATATTCCGATAGATGAAAGGAATAAGTTTAGGTTCCCTAACCCAGTTTGGTTATCATATTGGGAAGATAGGTATATAGGCTACCTTTTCCAAGTGGTAACTAGAGAATCAGCATTAAAACACTTAATAAATCAATAACTTATAAACAACGAGACACTATGAAAACTGCAGAGTATGTAAAACAGTTCAAATTGGATAAACCCAATTACAACTTCAACCGGGAAAAATTTATGGAGGCATTCGGCCAGGAATTTAAGGACCGAATTGAGGCCATGATTACGGCATGCAAAAAAATGCAGGTGCAATTCACCTACGAAAAATTCTTGCATGCCATCAAGGAGCAGCAGGATAAGTTTTGGCAAATTTCCAAGAAAAAGATAGGTGAGCCTTTATCCGATGGATTATTCTCAGCATTCTTTGCCCTTCATGTAATACCTCTCAGGGCAAATTTATTCCCTAATATTCATGAGGAAATAGAAGAGAGGCGTAAAAAGGCCCAGGAAAGAGAAGCTAAACTTATGGCAGAGGAAGAAAAGAGGCAAAAAGAAGCCAAGGAGAAAGAAAAGAGAATGAGGCCAATATTGGAGGCCGTGGTTGCCTACGGAGTTGCCCAAAATTTGGCCAAGGAGGGCAAGGTAAAGGCTACTAAAGCAAAGGGAAAGAAGTAAATCCTAATAATACAAGACTCTAAAGTTACTAAGATTTGATGAGGACATTTTTAACCTTGGCTACTATGGTAGAAGAAAATATCCTGTCTACCTACAAGGAGAAGGGCGAAGAAGAGGTAAATTTGGGGTTTGAATATAAACCTAATTCGGTTACTATAGAGTTAATCTATCCCAAACATGTAGATCAGCTGTTTTTAGGACTTTTATCACTGAGTAACCAGCTTAAGTTCGAAAAACATATCACTGAATTCAAGCTGTCAATAAGCTCATCTAAATTGAAGGTAAGCCTATTCCAGTGATCCAGCAACCTGACTATCAAAGAGTTAATTCAAAAAGGCCCTTGCCATAATAGGGCCTTTTTATTTATTTTCATGGGGATTAACTATTAGATACCAAAATCAACCATTATGAAAGAATCAAAGATAGTTCCACGATTCCCAAGGGGGTTAGGGATAACCCAGTTAGCATTACAAGCTAATGCTGGAGATAATGAAGCTCTTAAGAATCTGACCAAGTTCATTATTCATACCTGGATAGTAAACAATGGGAGATTGTGGGCAAGGGTTTATTCAGTAAATGAGCTCTCAGATTTTCTAAAATGTGAACCGTCAATTATCCAGATGCAGATGAAACAAACGTTTCTAGATAACGGCTTATTTGATCGTAATAAGATGGATGAGATTGCTGATTCTCTGATGGGAGCTTGTATAGGCTGGGCACTTGAAGACCGTATGGAAATAAGTCAACAGGTTCAAATACTTCGGGATTCTCAAGGTGGAAGATATGCTCCATTTATAACTGCAGAAGTAAATAAAGCCATAGGATTGAAGCAACAATCTACAACTTCTCTTCAGAGTTTGGTACGGGCAGTGTCTGGTGGCGGTACTGTAAATATCTTTAACCAACAGAACAATCAATTCAACAATACGGGTGAGTCTGAACCAGTACTAACCCGTGATATAGCCATGTCTATGATTCAAAAAGAGCTTGCTGACAAGGGTGGTATAAAAGAGTTAGAATATGTAGAAAATCAGTATGACTTCAAAGAATTACCAGTTGTTGTTGCAACAAAACAAGAGGGCAATAGAGGAGATAAAGAGGGCTTAACTCTCAAAAAGGCCGAATTGGATAGCGTAACAGGAGACTACCATGGTGCCTTAAAAGCCTTTGAAGAAGACCATCACCAAATCAGACGAGAAATCGAAGAGGGAATAGACTACGAAGAAATAGACCCAGAACTCGAAGATAACCTTTGATTTTTATTTGCAAAATTAGATTAAATTTCTTATATTTGTATAAAGATAAAAATAAAGGTTATGGACTTAATAATTAAAGCTAGGAATGTTACAGTTACATTAACTGTACATGGTTTTCTCAAAGTAGTATCAGCTAATGAGGAGGAGATAAGATTCTATATTTCAGGAGAGGATAATATCAGGGAAGCTTCTAAACAACTGTCCGACCACAATATCTGGCATAACCCATACCCTCATTACTTGGGTATACCCTTTACAGCTGGGAGTTTAGAGCCTGGATACAAAGCAGAAGTTCAATTCAATCTATAACACAAACACCTACTATGAAAGAAATTCTAAATGCTAATCAAGTGGTAGCTAGAGTCAATCAACTTATCAATAATGGTAAGAAAATTAAGGTATTTGGCTTACCTTACCCACCTTATAAGGAAGACATTGTCTTTACCGATGAAAAAGTCAATCGACAGGGTTGGCTATGTACAAACAGTAAAGTAACCCTATCCGTATCAGCTTGTGCAAGTAAGATAAAGATACATACTATCACAGGCTGGTGCAATCTCTTCAAATACATAGAGAACGGTAAATGGGTAGATACCCTATCAGAAGACGAAGGCTATGTTGGGATGTATATACAAGATGATATATGTCCGGGTATGATACTCGGAGTAACTTGTCAAAAATTCATGGCCAATATCGGAATGATCATCAATGTAGAGGATGATGAAGAGAACAACGTGAGATCAATAACCATTGTGGGAGAAAACTTTTCTGAGAAAATCTACCACTTTTCTCTTAAAGAAGCTACTAACTACTTTGTATTTGATAAAGTAATGTAACATTAACTTTTATAACTATGCACGTTAATCAAAAGATAGGCCTTTTAGTAAGGGCAAGCAGACTTTACTGCCATAACATGTATCGGGAGTACGATCCGAAGTATTACCCCACTATCAAGAATGTAGTACTCAACTTTACTAATAAGCTGTTTGGTACAAAACGAATTGAGAGCAAGGTAAAGATAGATATCATAAGCTTATTTGAGGGTGATATCGAAAATAGACCGATGTGGAAAGTATATTCCGGTATACGTATTCTCATAGAGTTTCCCGATACTTCAGCCCTGGAATTCGAACTGTTAAAACATCCCCTTATATCCGAAAGAGAAGATATCTACTACAGACTGGCTCCCATACCAGCTAAGGCTTAATAAATAAAGAACCATTAGACCTCTTTTCTAGAGGTCTTTTTTGTTTTACTAATAAAACTAGACCTAAATAGGAGATAAAGTTTCTAGAATCTCTTTCTACATCCCAATGCCGAGAAGTTTTATTTGCATATTAAAAATATTATTCTTATATTTGTATAAAGAAAAAGGGATAATTAAATTTAATGTTATATGGAAAAGAAAACAATTAAGGACCTGAAAAGGGGAGAATACTTTACCCTTAGTTCAATCGAAGAGCCCCGGGAATCTCAGGTATGGGTCCGAGGAGAATACATACCTGAAGCAAAAGCCTACAGTACCTATAAATGGGCAGATACCAATCATGAAGTACTCCGTAAAGGTAACAAGGAAGTTTACATTGATTTCACCTTCTAACCATCAAAAATATGGCACAGAAAAGATATAAACAGAAAAGATATAAACTGATTATCTGGTTCTACTTAAAGAATCACCATCAATACAAAACTATCCATGTAGTTCATGACATGGAAGTGGAACTCACTCGAAAGGTTGATATAGCCAAATGGGTAGACGAAACCGATGAGAGTATTGCTAAGGCATACTTAATTGACCGGGTAGAAGATACCCGGGAAACAATAATAGAAAGAACTATCGACCAAACGATATACTAAAACTTTAATCACATGGGATATAACAGTACTTACACCGTCGAAGACCTGATAGGAACTTTATCAGAAATGGACCCTCAGGCACCAGTAATGGTCGCAGTTCAGCCTATATGGCCTTTTGAACATACTATCACCGGGGTAGTAATCGATTGCAACGGTATAGTATACCTTGCATCCAAACAACATGGATATTTACCTCAGGAGGCTAAAGATGCCTTCGAAAACTATGGTATACCATTCTCGGACCGATGATTTTTATTTGCAAATATAAATTTAATTCATTATATTTGTAATAAGAAAAGGATAAAACCCTAATATTATGAAAGATTATAAAAAGGTTATGCTTACGGGTCTCAAGGAGTCCTACAAGTTAGGGAAGATTTATGAGGAAGAGATTGATTGCATCAAGGAAGCAATCCAAGACACCTACCTTGGAATGGTAGAAGAATTAGATTCCCGACTGGGGTTGGAACTCTACGATTATAAAGTAGAGATTAAATATGACCAGGACCGGATTCCTCAGTCATATAAGCATACACTCCTGGTCAAGTTCAATGAAATGGAGGGAGTAGTCAAAATGAGTTTCCGAGGAGCAATGACTCAAATAAAGGAGATTCTCTCCACTGGGGATGATGAAGTACTGGTAGGGAGCTGCAACCTGGGATTAATAATAACCATCAGAGCATGAGTTCAATCAACAAAATATGTAGAGAATACAACTGGGTATGCAAGCATATCAAAGGACCTCTCTACAGGATAAAGATGCAGGAGCTGTATGCCGAAGTAAATAAAGCAATGAAAGACTCTGATTTAACTCCTGAACAAAAGCTAAAGTTAATAGGTATCAGAGATATCATAAAATCAAAGTTATGAAAATGTTTGAATTGGTTCCGTATATACTGGTATTAAACTCGGAAGCAGAAATAATGCTGATAGAAGACTTAGAACCCGGTCCAGATGGACTTCCCAAGATGTCTAAAGTATTTCCCACAATGATGGTCAATCACCAGACAGGAAAGAAGATGCTCACCCTTATCAAAGAGGATCATCTGGATGAATTCAAGTCGAAAATCCAATTTATATCAGCACAGGATGATCAACCAAAAAATAAAATCTCATGAAAAATCAAGAAGAAAGTGCTATGACAAGATTCATACTGGTAGTCGTTGCTATTACCCTTATCTTAGTCATGATAGCAGTGATTAGGGATAAAAACCGGGTAAAAGAACCCTCCACTAAGCCATGGATAAATCCCGATGGGAGCTTGCCCTACGAAACGGTTAAGGCCATAGCTCCAGACTATATAGACAGTCTCAAAAGGGCTGGGGAGATTGAGAGATGGTTAAAGGACCATCCACAGCAAAACCTTAATATTCATATAACCATCGAAGACGAACGCTGGTAAAGGCCGTTAATATTTATTTGCAAAATAGCAAAATATTTGCTATATTTGTATAAAGAAATAAAGATAAAACCATAAATTTAATAAGGCCATGAAAACACAGTCAGATCTTCATTTATACCTCCTGAAGAAAGTTCACGGATGGTGCAAAAGACAAGGCATGACAGACCCCGAAATGTATTTCCAATGCACATTCAGAGAATTTCTCCGGAGATATGGTATGCTCCTTACCCAGATTAAGACCAGAAACAATCAGTATGGTGGTCATCATACTTTCACATTCACACCCGCTCCGGGTACGGAAGTATTTGGTGGTACAAACTTAGAACTGGAATCAGTATTCGACCTATACGTTTCTTCCTTGGATTATTTCCAATATGAGGATATAACAGTAATCCGCAATCACGGAGGTATCATTTCTATCCGCTGCTACTACCCAATCTAGTAACTTAAAGATAACTGGATATGAAAACACTTAAGTTATTACTGCAAGCATTACTGGAATGGATAATCCTGGTAGCTGTAATACTGATAGTTTCTTGGGTAATCATCCAAATAAAATACTAATCATGAAACCGAGTATCACATTCAACACCCAAGATTATCCCATTGAATGGGTTATATTTCCCACCATAACCATAAATATACCTTATAGGTATCTTAACTTACATTTCTTTAAGTGGTACATAGAAATTGACTGGTAAATTCACCAGCTAAAGCTTAAAAATCAAATAATCTTATACAGGCCATAAACTATGAAAGACTCGGAGATGAACTCTAATTCAACTAATATATGCATAAAATGTCAGAGACCGCGAGAAGAGGGGGGAGGATGCTATACCTTCTGTAATGGAAAGAACTTCCTACCAATCCCAGAAGAAAATCCAAAACATCCAGGATGTCGTAGGAGAAAACTGGGTAGATGATACTTATTACTTATAATCATCTATACTATGAAATGCACTGAATCCAGAGAATTAAGAGATCTCTCAATGAATCAACTCAATGCAAAGTTATCCGAACTCTACAAAGAACTACCATCCCGTAAATGGGCATTCCAAAGAAAATACAGACAACATATCCTTAACCTAATCAACCAAATCAAACACGAACAAACACTAAGACGCAAAGGAGGACTAAGGACACAAGGAATCTGGATAAAAATCCCTAAACAATAATCACTATGAAAATCAAAGTCACATCCCTATCAAATTCTACTCCCAAGGAATGGGTACTACTCCCAACCATATTAATCACATCCCAAAGCCCATTCTACATCATCATCTCTTGGCTGAGGTGGTATATAGAATTCGACTTCTTCCCAACCTACAAATCCAAATAACCCATGAAACAAAGAAAATCAATTAAGGTATCAAAGGATAAGGCCATCATCATAGCCTCCAACCATAACAACATCCCAATTGAAAAGGCTAAGGAATATACAGATTCCGAACTAAGGGAAGTATTAAGGCATCTCAACCTGAAACCAGGATTCTAATACCCAAACCCAACCCCAAACAAAGAAAAAATCCTAAATATCAATACAATCCTTAATATATACATCCATATATAAGGGCTTATATAAATACATATACTTATAATCATCAATCATATAAGGCTTTTAAGGTTAGCTTTTATCTTAGAAGCCTTTTATTTGTGTGTTCAGATAGGGTAAAAGTTAACAAGCAGTCGGTGATACGGATTCTGACTCCGAAAAAGACCTAAGGCCATAAAATCCGATTGGGAAAAATTTTTAGGGTAGGGCAAAAATGGGCCTTCACTGTGTACCCTAAGAGCTTCAGAGCTATCTATGTTACTATACGTATTAGCTAAGTCGACTTAGGGCCCTAAGACCCAAAGAGAGCCCTAAAGGCAGCCTTTAAGGTACCCTAAATCCCCTCCTAATCAAGTCTATATTATATATAATCGTAAGTCTTTTAAGGTAAGGTTAAGGCCAATAGCTAAGGCCTTTTCGATAAAGAGACTTATAGCCTCTCTACAGGTCTATATCTGAGAATAGATGAATAACTTCATTGGTACACTTAGGTACCTTTAAGGGCCTTAATCCCAATCCCTAAAGAATACAATCTATATTATATATATATATGCGAGTCTTTTAGGGGGATTTTGGAACAGGTGTCTAAAATCGATATGCCAGGAATAGAGTATTGGAGATTTGATTTCTCAAGTTAAGGCTTAGTTAGGGCACATTTAAGGTACCTTTTAAGGCCTTTTATGGTAGGTTAAGGTACCTTAATATAGCCTTTATATTATATAAGGATTAGCTTTTAGTGGCCTTTAGGATTAAGGGCCCAAGGCCTAATGAGGGCCCAGAATATTTATTTGCATATATAATATATTATATCTATATTTGCATAAAGAAAGATAAATAATAAACCCCAAAACATTTAAGGCCATGCTTAATTCTAAAAACTTCACCACTGCCCTGGAAATTATCTCCAAAGATCATTCAACCGAATTGGCAATCAATACTCCCAAGAATAACTTCTTGGGAAATATGGGCCAATCGGAATTCAGGTTGCATATTAAGAAATGTGTACCCTCGGTAGTTAATAATTTGATTAAGGCAGGTTATATCCTGAATATGGGTCCGGAAGGTTTGGAGGTAGATAAGATTTAACCTTCATTTGCTTTCATATCTTTTCTGTAAGGCCTACCAACCAGGTAGGCCTTTTATTGTGACCATATGAGGCTGTTCATTTGGCTTGTAGTGGCCTTAATTCCCTATATCGCTTTTAGTGGCTTGGCTTATAGCCTTTTATATTATAGGCTAAGGTACCTATATGGTACCCAACCAGGCCATTATATATTATATAATATAGGGGGGAATGAATGCAATGAAAAGTGTATCCCAAGGCAAGCAGGGGTATATCATAGAAACTTAAGACTTACGGAATATAAGTTTACTTGTTTATAAAACTAAGAACTTCTAGATTATATAAGGTAGGGTACCCAATCCTAAGCCAACCCTGGGAACTTCATCCTGAAAATAAAGGCAATGCAGGGTAGGAGCTAAGACCTTAATTCATTTCATACATATAGGACCCAACCCAGGAGCTAAGACCATTTTAAGAACCGAACATTAAGACCATCTATCAGAACCTTCTTTCTGGTGCCCTGATGGTGCCAAGAAGGCCCACAAAGCAATTCCCATGCCAGGAATGTCCAGAAATAGCTCCCAGAAAGTTTTATGAAAATAAATGCTCCCGGGGCCACCAATTACAAATATTTGTTGTATATTTGAATACAGAAAAGAACTAATAAAAGTTAAACCAATTAAAAATTTTACTACTATGAAAGCAAATGAAATTTTAGCAATCGGCAACGAAATTTTTTCGACCAACGAAAGAAAAAGTATCTACAAAAAAGAAATCTTTGCAGAATGCAAAACCGACAAAGAAAAAAAGAATCTGCGAATGAAGTTGCGTAAAAAGTTGGATACGTTCATAGCAGAATTTATTGCAAGCAATAAAAATATAGAAAAAAGGAAAGCACTAAAAAAAGCATGGCAAGAATATGCAAAGCAAGTATATATAAATGCAAATTGTATCGTCGACGCAAATGCAAATACAGAAAAAAAGGACACAATCAAAAATTTCTTACTTGCAATGAATGAAAAAGAAAGCAAATAAATAAAATCGAATAGGGGACAAATTTGTCCCCTATTTTTAATAAAATTTAATTTTGCGATAGGGCCACCGTGGTCCCGTTTTACTGCCAGATGTTTTTGAAGACCTCGTGATAAGACTCTTTAAGGTACCAAAACCTTTTTACTGCCAGCTCCCAAAGAAACCTCGCATTAAGCTCTTCCTGAAAGGCACCTACCGAATAGGCACATAACCACATCCCCCCTCTCCCTACACAAAATGAAGAACCCATCTAAAGGCTCTTCATAAAATTTTCCAGGATATTTTTTAAGGCTCCAATTATAAGGCCTATGATTTAGCCTTATATATCCTTATCAGATTATCAAATGCCTTAATCCTTACTTCACTATCCCACTTACTCCACCAATATATTTCTCGAATTGTCAACTTATGGTTTTGAACTTCCATATAAGCTTTAGTAGTTTTATCCCCACCCAAAAACTCAAAGTTAAATTCAGGGATAAGTATAAAAGGCCATTCAGGATTATACAATAGTTTACTATCAAGTATCTCTGACTCATGTCCCATATCCTGTAAGATACAAATCAAAGACTTCTCTAATTCTGAATCCCTTAATATAGCCAATTTGAATGACTTGCACATTCCACAATTAAGAATGGTATTCATATAAATCTCCTTGGCTTTGGTTATCCATTCCAGGATAATCCTATTCTTCTCTTTCTGTTCCATGATTAGGCATAGGGTTTAATTATAACTATTGTAAGAGTGACTACCAGAATGCAAATTATTCCGAATATAAAAAACCTACCTATTATTTGTAATAATTTACTAGAATGTTTCTGCAACGAGCAAAGGACCCCACCCATTATTCCCAATGTAAGTGTGAATCCCATAAGGAAGAAAAGGATATGAAATAAAACCTTTAACATGATATTTATGAATTTAAGGAATATAGACCTGAAGACATCGTTTCGGTATCAAGGTATACACACAATAAGAGGGACCCTTGGTAGTGAGCCCCTCTTAGGATTATTGCCTATCTAATAACTGGATATCTAAATCTCCATCGGCATATATGGTAATGTAGTCTATTATCTGTACTCCGTCGTCTGTTGGCATTTGTATACCGGAGTTATTTACCTTTATGGTGAGTTTCTGATTGTTAAAGTCTAAATGGTAATAGAGAAACCCTACAATGTGGGTTCCTTCTGGAGTACTTGGACTTCTTAAAGCTGTCAGGTCCATTACCAGTTTAATACCATCTATACTACCATAGATGAGGTCCATTACAATTCGGGAGAGTACATCCTCTGGTGTAACAAACCCGATGAGTGCCCAGCTTTTACCGGTTGTTTTGTTGTTCTCAAGTTTGATTTCTGCGAATTTCATATCATCTTCGATTATAGGTACATTACCTTGGTGAAATAAAAGTAAACTCATATCGTATGGTTTATGGATTAAAAGTATATCACTATGATATACTTTTAGGTGACCTACTCACACAAAAATACCCAGCCTAAATGACCGGGTATATATGTAGTATGGTTAGTTCTCGAAATACTTAACACTTATGTTACCATTGGCATTTACAACCAGGCCAATAAATACATTGTCTGCTACTCTTCCTCTACCATATAAGGCAGCATCGAATTCTAACCTGGCCGAAACCTCACTTGGTATAGCCGG